GGGTGAACTTGGTTCTGATTTAAATCAGAAGTACATGGATTATTCTATGTCTAGAAAAGATTGGGAAAAAAGTTATACTCAAGGTTTAGATTTATTAGGATTTAAATATGATACTAGATCGGAACCGTTTCAAGGTGCTTCGGGTGCTACGCATCCTGTTTTGGCGGAAGCCGTTACGCAGTTTCAAGCGCTCGCTTATAAAGAGTTACTCCCAGCTGATGGACCAGTCAGAACGCAAATCTTAGGAGTACAATCTCCAGATAAAGTTCAACAAGCTTCTCGTGTAAAAGATTTCATGAATTATCAAATTATGGATCAGATGAAAGAATACGAGCCAGAGTTTGATTCTATGTTATTCCATCTACCACTTGCAGGTTCTACTTTTAAAAAAGTTTATTACGATGAAGTAGAAGGTAGAGCAGTTTCTAAATTTGTTCCTGCAGATGATTTAATTGTTCCGTATACGGCTACCTCATTAGACGATGCGGAAGCAATTATTCATAAAGTAAAAATTTCTGAAAACGATTTAAGAAAACAACAAGTGGCTGGTTTCTATAGAGATATAGAATTAGCTTCTCCACAAGACAAAGAAACAGATGTTGAGAAAAAAGAAAGAGAACTAGAAGGAGTAACTAAAACTAAAAACGAAGACGTATATACTTTGTTAGAATGTCACGTAGATTTAGATTTAGAAGGTTTCGAAGATGTAAATCCAGAAACTGATGAGCCATCTGGAATTAAAATTCCATACATCGTAACTCTAGAAGAAGGATCAAGAGAAATATTATCTATCAGAAGAAACTATGAGCCAGGAGATCCTCAAAGAAAAAAAATTCAATACTTTGTACATTTTAAATTTTTACCAGGTTTAGGTTTTTATGGTTTCGGTCTAATCCACATGATAGGTGGACTGTCAAGAACAGCGACCGCAGCTTTAAGACAGCTCTTAGATGCGGGAACGTTATCTAATCTGCCAGCTGGATTTAAGATGCGTGGAATAAGAATCAGAGACGACGCACAATCAATTCAACCAGGTGAGTTTAGAGATGTAGATGCACCTGGAGGTAATCTAAGAGATTCGTTTATGATGTTACCATTTAAGGAACCATCAGGCACATTATTATCTTTAATGGGTATCGTAGTTCAAGCAGGTCAAAGATTTGCATCAATTGCTGATATGCAAGTTGGAGATGGCAATCAACAAGCTGCAGTTGGAACTACAGTTGCTCTATTAGAACGTGGTTCTAGAACCATGTCTGCTATACACAAAAGAATTTACTCAGCTCTTAAAAACGAATTTAAATTAATGGCTAGAGTATTCAAGTTATATCTACCACAAGAGTATCCATACGACGTAGTTGGGGGTCAAAGAATGATTAAACAAACAGACTTTGACGACAGAGTAGATATATTGCCAGTTGCTGATCCCAACATTTTCTCTCAAACTCAGCGTATTTCCCTCGCGCAAACAGAGTTGCAGCTGGCAACATCAAATCCTGCTATGCACAATATGTATCAAGCGTATAGAAATATGTATGAAGCGTTAGGTGTAAAAAATATTGATTCAGTATTAATTAGACCAACACCACCACAACCAAAAGATCCTGCATTAGAACACATCGATGCATTAGGTGGTAAACCTTTTCAAGCTTTTCCAGGTCAAGATCATAGATCACATATTACAGCCCACTTAAATTTTATGGCAACTAATATGGCAAGAAATAATCCTATGGTTATGGCAAGTTTAGAAAAAAATATTTTTGAACACATTAGTTTAATGGCTCAAGAACAAATTGAAATAGAATTTAGAGAAGAGTTACAACAATTAATTGCAGTTCAACAAAATCCAATGGCTACTCAACAAGATCCAATGGCTCAACAACAAGTTATGATGATGCAACAAAAGATTGAAGCGAGAAAAGCACAGTTGATTGCTGAAATGATGCAAGAATTTATGGAAGAAGAGAAGAAAATTACTTCACAATTTGATAATGACCCAATTGCAAAACTAAGATCTAGAGAATTAGACCTAAGAGCACAAGAAAATGCAAGAAAAGAGCGTGAAGGTAAGGATAGAATGGATCTTGATAAGCTAAAAGCTATGATGAACCAAGCAAATGTAGATGAAAAGCTTGATCAAAACGAAGAATTAGCTAAATTAAGAGCTAACACATCAATTGAAAAGACAATTTTGAGTAAAACATTACCAAATTCTGATCAAATGATGCCTAATATACAAATTTTAAGAAAAGGAAACTAATATGGCTTGGTTTAGTCTTGCAAAAGTAGCAATTAACGCTGGAACACACATTTTTAAGAAACGTCAAGAGACAAAAATGGCTATGGCTGATGCACAACACATGCATGCAGCTAAGATGGCCCGTGGTGAGGAGGCTTACCAAGGTAAACTCCTAGAAGCTCGTCAATCAGATTGGAAAGACGAGGCGGTTTTAATTATTTTGTCGGCGCCAATCGCGGTGCTTGCTTGGGCGGTCGTATCAGATGATCCTGCGGCCATGGATAAGGTAAAATTGTTCTTCGAATACTTCTCGTCACTGCCGTCATGGTTCACAAATCTTTGGATCTTGGTAGTTGCGTCGATATATGGTATAAAAGGAACTCAAATTTTTAGAAACGGAGGAAAAAAATAATGAGAAAAAAGATGATGGGCGGCGGAATGATGGGCCGTAGAATGGGTTACTCAAAAGGATCAAATGGTAAACCAATAAGTAGAAGTAAAAACCCTGGTGTATTAGCAATGTCAAAAACAGCAAAAGGAAGAAAAGTTGTAAAAGAAAAATTTAAATTTAATCCTGATAGAGTCGTTGCTAGAAAAGGTGGTATTAAAAAAACGGGCGGTGGAGCAGATATGGGAAATGTAGCGTCCGATAAAACAAAAAAGGAAGCAAGACAAATTCAAAAAAAAGCTAATAAGAGAGCTGAGTTTTTAAAAAAAAATAAAAGAAGTTTCGGCAGTATTATGCGCGAAAAATATATGAGGTAATGTGATGGCAAAATTATGTCCTAGAGGTAAAGCCGCAGCGAAGCGAAAGTTCAAGGTCTATCCTTCGGCATATGCAAACATGTACGCATCAGCTGTTTGCAGTGGTAAAGTTACACCAGGTGGTAAAAAGAAGAATAGAAAAAAAGCTATGGGTGGTGGAATGATGAGATCTATGTATGGATCTGGTGGTTCTGCGTGTGCACAAATAAAAGGATTTGGAAAAGCTAGACGTCCAAATAAATAGTAATGGCCAAAAAAGGTTTACGAGCATGGGTGAAGGAAAACTGGGTCGATATTGCAAACAAAAAATCAGACGGCTCATACCCGAAGTGTGGAAGAAGTGGTGGAGAAAAAAGAAAAAATTATCCAAAATGCGTGCCCATTGCAAAAGCAAGAGCGATGTCCAAAGGTCAGCGTGCGGGTGCCGTAAGAAGAAAACAAGCCAAAGCGAATACAGGCCCTACACCTAGTAGAGCTGCAACGTTTGCACCTAAAAGAAAAAAAGCTGCTGACGGTGGATACATAGGAAGTTTCATAAAATTAGATATTGATGGAAAGACAGTAGGTAATCCAAGTTATAAAAAATATTACAAAGGTATGCTGGACTAATGAGAAAAAGAGATAGGCAGCCACCTAAAACTAAAAAGTATTTCAGATCTACAAAGTCTGGAGCAGGGATGACAAAGGCTGGGGTCGCCCGATATAGAAGAGAAAATCCTGGTTCAAAACTAAAAACAGCGGTCACTGGCAAAGTCAAACCAGGATCAAAAGCTGCAAAAAGACGTAAATCGTTTTGTGCAAGAAGCGCAGGACAAATGAAAAAGTTTCCAAAAGCAGCGGCTGATCCCAATTCAAGACTTCGTCAGGCGCGTAGAAGATGGAAGTGTTAAATGGTTAAAAAACTAAACAAGGTAGCAAAAGCTTTAGGTAAAGCTTCCAAGCTACACAAAAAACAATCAAACATTATAAAAAAACATATTAAAGAAATGAAGTCTTATGGCAGATCCAAAAAAGGGAACAGGTAAAAAACCAAAAGGATCTGGTAGAAGACTCTACACAGATGAAAATCCTAAAGATACTGTTAGAATAAAATTTGCAACACCATCAGATGCGAGAGCAACTGTTGCAAAAGTCAAACGTGTAAACAAACCGTTTGCAAGAAAAATACAAATACTAACTGTAATGGAACAACGAGCTAAAGTGATGGGAAAGAGTCAAGTTGCTTCTATTGCTAAAAGAGGAAAGGAAGCTATAAGAAGAAATGAAAAGGGCAATACTAAAAGCACTAGAGGATAAGTATAACGCACAGATATCTGAAGCTGATGCAACGATACATATTTACTTAAATAATTCTGTTGGTATAGGTGAGCATCCTCAACATATTGAAGAAGTAGATAAGCTAGTTGAAAAAATTGCAAACGCGGAAGAAAAATTAAAGATACTACAGGAGTTTAAATTATAATGTTAAAAGAAGAAGTTGTCATAATCACTAGATTACAAAAATATTTAAAAGATAATTATCACTCTATTGGAGAAAATATGATGTCTGGTGGAGTTGACAATATGGAAAAATATAAGTATATGTTGGGCAAAGCACATGCATATGTGAATATTTTACAGGAAATCTCTAACCTGCTAGAACCTAAGGAGCAAAAAAATGATACTAAAACAAACAACGTCATCCAATTCGGAAATACCGAAGACTAAATCAGCCTTACTAGATAAATATGAAGACGACCATAAAAAAGAGGTCGAGGGCTACGAACGTTTAAAAACAAAAGAAACAGAAAAATTACCAAAACCAACTGGATGGAGAATGATAGTTCTTCCATTTAAAATGCCTGAAAAAACAAAAGGTGGTTTATACATTGGTCAAGAAACTTTAGAGCGACAGCAAGTTGCATCAACATGTGGATTAGTTTTAGCACAGGGTCCACATTGTTATGATAAAGAAAAATTTCCTGAAGGCCCATGGTGCAAG